TCGTTGTCGTCCAAACGCTGAATGGTGCGACGAATAGCGGCATCAGTCAAAGCGGCAGCGTTAGATGATGTGCTGTTGTAAGCAGTAGTACCATCAGAGCCAACAAAGGCTTTGGTAGTAGTGTTGCTAGTAGCATAGTCATCAGTACCAACTGTAGCGCCATTGAAAGCACGACCCAATTGAACCAAGTCAGTGTCGATGCGTTTAGCCAAAGCATAACCAGCGTCTTCTGTATAGAAAGAACGCAGTGATGTCAGGGCTTGAACTTCAACGATGTCTTCGATCAAACGTGAGTACTCATAGTGCTTGTTAATCAACACTTGAATGTTGGTGTCGCTCTCAGCAATCAAAGTCACGGCATCAGTAGCGGCCTTCAAAGAGGCATTGCCACGAGCTGGGCTAGGAATGTTGATGGTGTCACCCTTTTTGCCTTTGAAAGACATCTTCTTGACCAAATTAGCCAAAACGAGGTTCTTTTTATAGGCGGCAACAATTTCATCACTCCAAATTTCTGGAATGAAGTTAGCTGCGGATGTAGTGGTTACACTATTTGTGGGGGAAAATGCTTGATTAGCCATGATTAAATCTCCAATAAATTAAGTTTACTTAACACGACCTTCTGAATACGCTTGCATGATTTCATCTGAAAGCGCTTCATAACGAGTCGGGTCTTGCATTTTTAGCCGAATAAGGTCAGCCCTACGATAAACCCTCTTTGATGATTCCCCAGAACCACCTACATCAACCCCAACTGCTTTCAAATTCTGCTTACGAGTTGCTTCACCAGCGGTACTCATTTGCTTTTGTTTGACAGAGCGAAGTTCTTTGTAGGTAGATAACAGTTCATTGGCTGAATCATAGTCAAATTCTGCATCAGCACGTTTGAACAAGTCAATGCGTACAGGGCTAGATTTAACCCAATTTGCAAAGTCCTCATTTTTAGCAATATCGCCAAAATCAGGATGTTCTTGCGCTAACTTTTGCTGAATTTGCGCCCTTTTCATCTCTAGCATGGCTTGACGCGCCGCAATGATGTCAGGATGACTATCAACAGTCTTTTGAACTGCCATCTGTGGATTCTCAAAGAAATCTACTTCAGGCTCAACATCTCTAGTTTGCTGCTGTTGTTGTTTAACAGTGAGGTTCTGCCTAATGAGTTCATCAGCGAGCTTTCGGACTTCTCCGACCTCTTGTGCTTGTTTACCAATGAGCTTCTCAGCCTCTTGGTGCATTCGCACTACCTCGTCCAGACTTTTATCCCTGTATTTCTCAGGGAGTTCGGGCTTGGCTTGTTGCTCTACCGCTTCTAGTTCATTTGGCTCTTCATCAATCAGCATACTTTTTCCTTTTTCCTGCCGTTCTCGGTTGTAGGAGATTCAACTCGGCATAATTGCTTATGAGTTGAGTTTCTGCTCAGACTTCAACTTGTCAACATGGCTTTTCCCAAATTTGGCATATGCCGATGGAAAAGAACCAGACCATCCTTCAAGTCGAAATGCTGGCGCAGATAGTAAACGTGTTGCATTTGCACCACACTCACACATTAGACCCGTTGCCTCATAATCAACGAATCTTTCTGTCTTGTGTCCGTTTTCACAGACGTAATCATAAAATTTCTTCATATGCTCTTTCGCTGATCTCTTTAAGATTTTTCAGCCAAGAAAGAATAGAAAGTTCACCTTTTTTGAATTGTAGGTCTTTCTCACTATCTATTACAGAGATATTATTCAAAGTTGCTATTATTTTGTCAATATCTTCAATTAAATCTTTCCATCCCTCGGTTGACATCATCTCAAACCGAGCTTCATAGTACTTTTGCAGTTCAGGTGTCATACGTCTTCAGCATCCTCAAAACCTACTTGCAGCTTCAGGTCAGCATATAGACCATCCATCAGATTACCCTGTGGAGTTGGGCAATAGAAGGCGTGTTGTGCTACTTCCTGTGCGTTTGCTTGCCTTGCGTCAGCATTGGCAGACACAGACACTTGGTATTGCACCTGATCTTTGTTGCCAAAAATGTTGGTGATACGGGCATAAGCGTCTGTGAATGGAACGCCTACATTGCTTGTTGGGATAGAGATTTTCAGAGCCATTAGAAAGTTACCTCAGTTGTTTCGATTTTGCATACCCATCGGATTGTGGTGGCCGCCTGACCTGTAACAGTTACTGCTATACCACCATTGGTTGTGTCTGCCGTAATAGCCAAAACCCAAGTAACAGCACCAACATCCTGTGCGATAACAGTTGGAGTGACAGCCGCAACCAAAGCAGTGGATGCAGCGTTTGCACCTCGCTTGATTGCACCCTCAAACTTCCATGAAGAAGTATCGCCAGCGGCAGTCCTTGCTGCAATGCAAGTGCCTTGGAATGTATAGGCGCTGTTGTTGGGTAGGATGACTTGGTTTGTAAAACCAGCGGCGTTGCTATTTGATGTTAAAGTTGTTGCAGTTGCGTTTGTAGTCTCTCTTGCAAGTATCAAAATTGCACTTTGAACTCGACCCGAAAGAAATGCACCTAAAGGGTTATCAGATGCTGTAAATACAAGATTCCCAACAATACTTCTTGTTGTGCCATAACCGCCCCCAATAACAGCAGAGTAAGAGCCATTAGCAGTATTACTTGCTCCCCCAAGTACGCTAGAACCAATGGCTTGAGCACTGTTTGCATTTCCACCAGCTACAAAACAATTTGTAGTAGTCGCAGTGTTGCTTGTGCCGCCAACAACAGCAGCCTGACTGCCGTTTGCTGTGTTAGAAGAGCCGCCAATAATAACAGAGTTTGTTTGGTTTGCTGTGTTGCTTGACCCACCAAGAGTAGCAGAACCAGAAGCATTTGCAGAGTTGGAGTTGCCAGCAACAACCGCTGAATTTTGACCTTGTGCTAAATTTCCACTACCACCACCAATAAAACAATATGTTGATGTAATCGAATTGTTGTCGCCTCCTACTGTTGCAGAATAACTGCTAATTGAAGAAAGGGAACTTTTATTTAATGAAATCCAACCAGTCCGAAAAACACCTGAACTTGTTCCATAAGTAATATTTTGTTTTGAATAAACAAGAACTATTGAATCTGACGCTCCTAGAGCAAACAACCTAGAATTTGAACCATTTCCGCTTGTATCGGATGAGTAAATTTCAATAGATTGTGCTGCGGTAAACGCATACAATTGATTAACAATTGTTATTTGTTTTCCTTCAATGGGAGCTGTTGGCAAATAAACACGAATAGAAGTTGTTGTTGCTCCAGTACGAAATACTTGGATTGGCGCACAATCATCTGCTAAAGATACCGAGCGAATAGCAAATGTATTTGCAAAATCCCTGAAAAAATCCCAAACCTGAATTGCAGGCGTGTTCTCGGATGCAAACCCCGTAAACATCAGTAATCCCCACCAATGGCAGTCAGGTGGAATCCTGCCGCTACTGCTGTACCAAATGTAGCATACACCCGATAACCTGCCGCCAAACTAATGTTCAGAGGCAAGATGATGTCGGGCTGTTCTGCTGTTTCAGAAACAGTAGTTGCTGACAAAGTTCTTTCAAGATACAGCGTATTGTTAGCCGCAGTACCAGTTGCAGAACCATTGTTCAACCAAATACGAATAACTGTTGCCACATTAGTACCCAACGCCCTAACCTTAATAAAGTCAAGCCGTGAGCCTTCAACAGCACCCGCTGTTTCAATCGGGCCATAAATTGTGCCTGATGTCAGGTCTTTCGTAGTGTTGGCTGTTACGCCAGGAGTTGCCGCATTAGCCGCAGCACCACTAACCCAAGTATTAACAGGAATTAGGGGAAAAATAGGGTTTGTATTCTGTGCCATTTACATTGCTCCAATTGACCAAGATTGTAATTTAGGAATAGGGGATGATGAACCACCACCACCACCACCAGTTGATGCGATGGTGATACCACCAGAAGAATTTGTAATTGTGATATTACTTCCAGCAGTCAATGTTGAATAGGAGAATCCAGTTCCATTACCAATTAACAGTTGACCATTGGTAGGAGTTGATGCAAGAGTAAAAGCCAATGTTCCACTTGTTGTAATTGGCGATCCACTCACAGACAAAAATGATGGGACTGTTGCCGCTACGCTTGTAACTGTTCCACTACCACCACCACCACTAGCATTGATAGTTTGATTTGGGAAAGAGCCTGTAATTGTGATGTTTGTGCCAGCAACTAACGATGGTGTAGCAGTTCCAGTACCACCATTAGCAACAGCCACAACACCTGTGACATTTGACGCAGTTCCTGTAGTGTTTTGGTTTAATGTAGGTACATCAGCGGCTTGAATAGCTGACATGACCACATCTGTGCCATTACCACGCAAATATTGACCAGATGTAACTGCACCAGCTAACGCATCCATTGCATTTTGCCGAGTTGTCTCACCCGTGCCTCCGTTAGCAAAGGCAACTGTTCCTGTGACGTTGGACGCTGTTCCTGTGGTATTCTGATTTAGTGTTGGAATATCAGAAGCAACAACAGCTCTAAATGTTGGTACTCCAGAAGCACCATTTGGTGCTGCTAAAACAAAATTTGCAGTTTTGCTTGCGTATGGATTTTGTGTATCTCCATAACCACTTGCCAAACCAATTGCTGGTGTCGTGCCACCACTAGAGGTAACTGGTGAAGTTCCTGTAACAGAAGTAACTGGTGCAGTACCACTAGATGCCGCAGTTATCAACCCCTTTGCATTGACAGTCAAACTTGCATTTGTAAATGAACCAACATTAGTGTTTACAGTAGCCAATGTGCCTGATGCAGTTACATTGGTAGAACCATTAAAACTTGGGCTTGTGTATGCTAAATCCCCTGTTATAGATATTGTTCTGCCTGTTGCTAAAGTTGCCGCAGAACCAGTTGTGTTTTGGTTAAGGGTTGGAACATCAGCGGACTGAATCGTGGACATAACCACATTAGTGCCATTGCCACGCAAATAAGAACCGCTAGTGACAGCCCCTGCAAATGCGTTCATTGCTCCTTGTGCAGTCGTTGTTCCAGAACCACCATTGGCAATTGCTACAGTACCTGTGACGTTAGATGCAGTACCAGTTGTATTCTGATTCCAAGTAGGAACAGTTCCAGACAACTGCGAATAAGGCAAACTTAGTGCGCTTAAAGTTGTCAATGTACTGTTGCTAGTAGCTGTGATGTTTGCGGCAGTACCAGTTGTATTTTGATTTAGAGTCGGTATGTCAGAGGCGACAATTGCTCTAAATGTTGGCACTCCAGAAGATCCATTAGGAGAAGCAAGTACATAGTTTGCTGTCTTACTTGCGTAAGGGTTTAGAGTATCGCCATAACCGCTTGCAAGACTAATCGCTGGAGTTGCACCACCACTAGAATTTACTGGAGATGTCCCTGTTACCGATGTAACTGTTCCATTGCCTTTATTGTTAAAAGTTGTCCAATCGGCAGAACTTAGAACACCTCTATTCGTTGCAGAAGCAGTTGGAACATTTAAGGTAATGACTGGTGTTGTAGTTCCATTGGCTACAGTAGAACTTAAATCTGTTCCTGATGTACCTAAAGTAAGCGCACCTACACTAGTAACAGTACCCGCTGATCCAAAGTACGGCAAAGTGTTCCAATTGTCCGTACCATTGCCAACTTTAAGTTTTAAAGTATCAATTTCAATGCCAACTTCACCCTCTGCAAGAGTTGGATTTGTTGAAGTCCAATCAGCCGCATCACCACGCCTGAGTTGTATTTGAATTGCCATTAAATGCCCCCTGCATCAATGGGAGTGACCCCACCATAGATGCTAAATGGATAACCACCATCAAGATTAGCAAATGCTTGCCCGTTTTGTCCAGAAACGCCAGCAGCGCCTTGTGGCCCACGCTCGCCCTTCTCTCCAACAACTTCACCAACATTTATTGTCTTACCATCGGAAAAAGTGACAACCAAAGACCCATCAAAGTCTATCTTAGTGCCAATAATGGAGACTCCATCTTCTCCATCCTTACCATTAGCACCATCTTTGCCATTATCACCATTTTTTCCATCTTTGCCATCAATACCACGCTCACCTTGTGGGCCTTGATCGCCTTTTTCTCCCTTGTCACCAACAGGGCCTTGTAGTTTCTTTACATCAAGGACATGGCTTTCAAGTTTAGGAAGTTGTTTATCAAGCAGAATTGCCAATGCAGACAACTTTGCATCAGTTGACGCATCTGATAGCAGTATCTGCTTAATATCCATCATTG